CGCTCTTCGAGAACCTCGCCGGGTTCAGCCGGAAGGAAGGCCGCCCGATCTCTGCCGCTGAGCGCAAGATCGCCGCCGCCAACCTCGCGAGCCTCCGGGCGATTGAGAAGATCCTGGAGATGGGAGGTGAATGATATGGAAGACAACTGGGAGCACCGGTCCGCGGGGATGCGGTGCAAAACCTGCATGTATTTCGTCCCAAAAGGGCCGCGCAACATCGGGAGATGTCGACGCCGTGCCCCGACGTTAAACGGGTGGCCTGCAGTGTTCGAAACGGACTGGTGCGGGGACCACAAGATCGACGAAACTCGGATCGGGGGTGAATGATGCCCCCCAAAGACCCCCTTCTCGACTGGGTTGATGGCGAGAAGATCTTCGTAAAAGAACCCGGATGTTCTCCGGTTCTCGTCACGGTCCGGGTATGGCTATCCCCGGCGTTCTACGCATTCCGCGACGCGCTCATGTACAGCATCCACAAATACGCCTCACGCCCCGATTGGAGCGTGCTCGACGCGATAGAGTGCTGACATGCCGACCGACGAGCAGCGCAAAGCCATCGAAGAGGTCCTCGCGGACCGGCAGGAGGCCATCGCCGCCGCCCTCATCGAGGAGGCCGAGACCCTCGTCCCGGTCGCAGTAGACTCAACCCTCGGCGAACTCCGGCGCATGGTCGCCGACAAGTTCGCCCGCCAGATCGTCGAGGGTATCACGAAGGAGCAGGTCGCCGCCTACCGGGCGCAGGTCGCGAAGGGCGGGACCGATATCATCGAGCGCGTCGTCAAAGACCTCGGCGACGGTCGCGCCTCCGTCACCACCCGCCGCACGTTCAAGCCGTGGCTCGCTGACATGGCCACGCGCGACCAGAATGAGATCCTCCGCATCATCAGCGACGGGCAGCGCGACGGCATGCATCCGCACCAGATCGCCCGCGAGCTCCGGGGCTACTTCGACGGCACGGAGCACAATGCGAGCACCGCCGCCCGGACTGAAGCGCAGAAGATCCGTACCGACGCCCGGGTCGCGACCTACCTGAAGACCGGGGTCCACTATCTCGAGTACATCGCCGTCGACGACGGCAAGGCCCGGCCCGATCACCTGGCGAGGGACGGTAAGATCTACCCGATCGATAAGGCCCCCTGGCTCGGCGAACCGAACTGCCGGTGCACCCTCATCGACGCCGACTACCGCGTCGAGGAAGAAGGTGCCGCCGTGGAAGAATCCGACAGCATCACCCTAACACCAGAGGAACTCGAAGCATGACCCGCCCGCCAGCGCTCACCGATCGCCAGATCCAGATCATTCAGGAAAACCTCGACCTGTTCCCGGCCGACATCCTGAAACTCCCGGAGTTTACCGACACTGACGTCACCCGGCACACGATCCGGAACTACCAGCGCCGCCTCAAGAACGCCGCCGTTATCGACGAAGAAGAGGTCCTCCTCACACGCCTGAAACAATATATAAACCGGTATGGCCTCGAATCCCGGTTCCACGGTCCGCGAGGGGTCACCGGGTTCATTACCCACCTCGAAAAGCAGATCGATTTACGCGCGATTGAGAGGGACAATTCAGAAAACAGCGCCGTATAATGCGTAGAATGCCCAAAAAAGGGCCACAATTTTTTATATAGGGTATGCCTGCCAAGCATATTGTATGACTCGTGGAGACACTCCCCACACGAACGCTTTTGCTAACCTCCACGACGTCACGCTCCAACGCCTCGACGTGTACCACCGGAACAACGGGAGATACGTGTTCTACGACTCGAAGCACTTCGCGCCGACCGTAGACCGTTGGAACACTGTCCCAGTGATCTACGTTGAGACGAGGCCGGGGGAGCCCGTAGAGCATCCCCGGTTCGAGGACGTGGTTGCCAGCACCCTTCCCGCGAAGTTCCGCAAGGTCGGCGACGTATCGGTCGCCCACCTGACGGAGACGGGCGAGCGAGCGCTCAAGGGTGCGATCACGTTCTCGGACCCGACGATTGCCGCGAAGGCCAACGCGGGCGAACTCTCGCTCTCGACCGGCCTTGCTTCTCCGGAGGCCCCGGACCCCCGGCTACCCGGTGCAACCAGGATCGCCGGTCCGGTGACCCCGAACCACATCCTCGTGTTCGACCGCGGAGCGTGCCCGAACTGCTATCCGAACGACAGTGGAGCAATGTTCCACAATCTACAGGAACCAGACATGCCTGACGACGAAACCAAGGGACTGCTCAAGACGATTGCCGACGCGCTCACCCGGCGCGAGCCGGCACCCGTACAGCACGTCAACCTGACCGAGTTCGAGAACCTGAAGAAGGAACTCGAAACAGCGAAAGCACAGACCGCAGAACTCGCGAACCTCAAGCAGGAACTTGAGACCCTCAAGGCCGAGAAGGCAACCGCCGAGAAGGACGCCAAGTGGAACGCCATGAAGGCAAACCTTCCGGAGGGCTGGCTCGGCGAGAAGGAGGGCTCGACCCGCAAGGAGTTCGAGGCCGACCCTGGCGCATTTGCGCTGAAGGTGGTCGCGTTCAAGAACACGCAGCCGCAGGAGCAGCAGGCCGAGGGTGCTGGCGTGACCGGAGGATCCGGAGACGCGGAAAGCACCGAGGAACAGAAGTTTGCAAACATGGCCGCAGAGGTCGCGAAGGCGACCGGGATCCAGTTTGTGTGAGGTGAGAAAGACATGGCATACGAAGCAGGAGAGTTCTTCCCCGGCGCCCGGGTGCAGAGAGTCACAGCAAGCGCAGATATCGCAAAGGGCGCCGTTGTCACGATCACCCCGGCCGCACCATCTACCGCAGCGGCCTGTGCTAAAGACGGTGTCGGGCCGTTCGCGGTCGCGATCGAGGCCGTGGCGAACGGCAAGACCGGCCGCGTCGTCACGAAGGGCGAAGTCGCAGTTGACTGTTCCGGGAACTGTTACACCGGTGCGGTCGTGACGGGCAGCGGGGGGAAAGTCAAGGTGTGCGGCACCGACCCGTCCGGCAACTGGATCAAGCCGCTCGGCCGGATGACCGTCGGCGGCGCAGACGGCACCGTAGGTGTCGTCGACCTCGGAGGGTTCTGATATGGGAAACACAGGAATACTCGGTAAGGTCCAGATCGAAGGGAACTGGACGCAGAAACGCCTGATCCTCCCGGTGATCCAGGCAGCGCTCGAACGCACACAGCTTGCGTCGCCCGCTATCGGGCCGACGATGACCTACGCGAAACTCAAGGGCACGATCCCCCTCCTCGGCCCTGTCCCGGTCCAGTCGCAGCTCGACGAGTTCGAGCACGCGGTCGGCGGGGGCGGTAAACCGTCCGGGTTCGACATCGAGGTGCTCAAGGACCGCGTGGTCCTGTACGTTTCGGATGAGGCGGAGATCGAGAGTGATGTCGGGAACCCTATGAGTCTGCAGCAGCAGGCTGCAGCCGGCGCCCTGGCGGCGAACCTGAACAAACTCATCGCCGAGAGACTCAACACGACCCCGCAGGTCTACGGGACCGGCGGCGATCTCGGTAACTGGACGTCGGCCAAGCCCACGCTCGCCGTCGGCAAGATGGCTGCAGCGATGGGCGTTCATCAGCCGACCGCGCTCGTGATGGGGACGCTCGCGGGTGCGTATTACGTCGATGCGGTCGGGGACAAGGTCGCGATCGCCAACCTCGCCGAATGGCGCGGTGCCACGTCCATCCACCCGACGCTCAACATCCCGGTCTTCATCAGCACTGACATCGACAAACTCGATGACACGAGCGGCAACCGGTTCGTCTTCGGTGTCTGCAACGCGACGCCCGGCGTCGTGACCGTGATCTCGAAGATCAAGGCGCGGCAGTACGACGACCCGGAGCTCGGCGCTCAGGTCTACCAGTACGACATCTGGCGTTCGCCGTTCTCGAACATCCAGCAGACCGGTGGCAAGAACCTCGGCGTGATGCGCGGCTACATGACGGAGAGCTAATCTCTCCTTTTCGGAGGCACTATGGCCTTCGCACCGTGCAACCGCTACGGGGTTGCTGGCATCATCGATGACGAAGGGCGACACATCGTCGGGAGCGACGTGCTCCACGCCGTGCGGCAGGGGCGGGCGTTCCGGTTCGCTCACCGGTTCACTGCCGTCGCCCCTGCAGCTGCAGTCGATATCCTGCTCGATCCGAGCGCGAACGACGCCGCGACCGTGGTCCGGCTCGGCCTGGAGATCGACACCGGCGTCGACTGTTCCGTCGGGATCTACGAGTCGCCGACCGTCTCCGCCGTCGGCACGGAACTCATCGCCTACAACCTGAACCGGAACGGCGACCCGTCGATGAACAGTGTGCCCGCTGTCTACTACACGCCGTCGGTCTCGGCTGCTGGCACGCTCGCAGCCCCGGTCGCCTACGTGACCGCCGCGCTCCCGGTCGACATCCTCTACCAGGGTACGATGGGCGATGTCGGAGCAGGGGGCGCGGCACACGGCACGCTACCGGAGATCTACCTCGACCGGACGAAGAAGTACCTGGTTAGGGTCACGAACATCGGCACCGGTGCAGGGAACACTGTCGTCGCTGGCCGCCTGATCCGGGAACCGAACTACTACGAGGGCTGACCATGTCCGAATCGTTCGCGTCCCGGTTCATGACGCCGGAGGAGAAGCGGGCGATGATCGCCCGTGACCCGCAGTCGGCGCAGGCACTCCACAACGGGCCGCGGACCGGGTTCGCGCATAATTGTTACGCCGGCGGGCTCGGGATGTTCTTTCAGAAGACGATCAAGAACACGATCCTTGAGAAGTTCCTCGACCAGGCGTGGCAGGGGTTCCTGAAGTACCGGTGCGCCGGGTCTAAGGCAGCGTATCGTGAGGCAAAGAAGAACCCGGATGCCGTCTTCCAGTACGACGACCCGCTCCTCGCGCTGCTCAACCGCGTCATGAAAGAGTCGATCGCGGAGCACCACACCGACAACGACGCCGCCCGGAAGCAACATCTCATGCGGCAGGCGACCGACATCACGCTCACCCTCCTCAACGAAGACATCTACTACCGGGCACGGTGCAAAGAGCACCTCCGCGATATCCTCGCCGCCGTCGCCGAGCACCCGGAATACCTCGACCTCTCGCCGGAGGAGGAACAGAACATCCGGAGGTGGAACGGGTGCAGCCCGTGATCGACCCTCACTACCCTGCAATGGTGCAGGCGTTCGAGGGTGCAACCGGGCTCCCATATCCTACCGGGCTCACGGTGATCACCGACCGGCTCTTCGAGGAGGATCCCCATGCCGACGAGCGGTAACGTTCTTGCTCTGCTCCCGGTCCTGACCCCCTACACGCCGACATCGGCACAGTTCGACCTGCTCTACCCCTACGCGCTCGACGAGTTCAAGGGCGACGATCCGGGGTGCAGTAAGACCGGCGCTGAACGGGCGCTCGCCTACCTCATGGCCCACTACCTCGCTGGCGGGGAGGACCAGATCGGGTTCTCCGGCGAGAAGATCGACGACTACAGTTATACCGTCGCCGGGCCGGCAGCAACCTCGTCCCGGTGGTACGTGTTATACCGGCAGCAACTCGACCGGTGCCGCGACGCACTCGCCATCGGCCCGGCAGCGCTCGCAGGCGTCCAGCACGCGGACGTCTCCGGGCTTTCTGACCTGCATCTTGACCAGAACCCCGTCGTGCGCGTGAGGAGGGATGG